CAGCTGTGGATGTTATTGATGAAAAAACTGAATTGTTACCATTAGGACCTTGTCCCGGTTGATTTGGTGTAGCACCTCCTCCGCCAGCACCCACAGTTATTGGATAACCTTGTGCAGTAACTGTAATGGCTGTTCCTCCTGGATTACCGTTTAATGGACTTGCAGTGTAACCATCGTTAGAATTTTTATATTCTCTAAATCCGCCTGCTCCTCCGCCACCTGTTCGGCCTCCCCCGCCGCCTCCCGCGACGACCATATATGAAACAACATTTTCTCCAGCACAAGTAGCTACTTTACATACAGTAAAAGTTCCAGGACTTGTAAATGTATGAATTTTATAATTTCCACAAGTAGAAGTTGTACCACCCGTTGCTTCTATAAAAGGGTTTCCAGCACCGCCAGCTCCAAATCCTAAGACTTGATAACCAAACGATTTAGCTTTTCTCTGTTGGATATTTTTTGTGTTCTTACCAGTAGTAAGTTTATTGTTTAAATCTCTCATATTCTACTTCCTTATGCGTCGTTAGCAGCATCCGTAGTGAAGAATATTCTAACTCCGATGACTCTAGCATCAGAAGTAAAAGTATCTCCGCCAGCGTTTGCATCTCTAAATAATTGAAAATAAGTTATCTCACCAGCTGCAGGAGATCCTGCTATAGTAACAGCACCGCTTTCTGCGGAAATCTGTTGATCCTCAACTGTTCCTATTCCTGCATCTGTAACATTTACTGCAGTTCCATAAGCTACATCAATTGTATCATTATCTGCACACGCAACTCCTTGTAATCCAAAAATACAATCTCCAGTATTAGTGCTTCCAGGTGTCCAATATACTTGATAAGTTATTGTACCCTCATTCCAAGATTTAGGAAATGCTACTGAAAATTGTGCAAACTCATCTGTGTCTTTGTCAAAATCTAAAACTTTTAAATCTGGTCTTGTTGCTGTTGTTTCTACTTGTTGTGCATCTGCACCATTAGTAGTTGCTCCATACATAGCTGAAGCAGGCACCCACATAGTTTCTTTACCTGCAATTTTAATAGCACCTGTATTATCGCCAGCATCTACTGCTTTAGCAACACCTGTACCATTTGGTGCAATAGTTATGTCTCCATTAGCTGCATCTGTAATTGTAATTGTACCTGAGTTAGTACCTGAGTTAGTATCTAAAATTAAATCGTGTGCTCCACTAGTCGTAATTGTGGCGTTCGCTGCTCCTGTTCCAAATACTGTTTCTCCAGTTCCTTTTGGTTTAATAGCTATATCAATGTTTGAATCATCACCCGTTGCAGATAATGTTGGATCATTTCCTGTAGCAGCATTTGCTATTGTAAATTCATTTACAGCAGAACCTGTAGCTGTAAGTAAAGCTAATTGGTTTCCATTAGTATCTAAAATAGAAGTACCAATTTTTGGTGAAGTTAAAGTTTTGTTTGTTAAAGTTTGTGTTCCTGTGGTTGTAACATCACCAGCAGGTAAAGTATCAATATCTGGATTAGTTCCATCATTTGCAGTAGCAAATACAAGAGCATCTCCTTTATCTCCTGCCGCAAAAGTAAAAGAATCACCACTTCCTGATGCATATTTAAATTGTACTGTGTATGAACCTGATGTTGAATTTCTTAAAAAATAAAAAGTTTGTACGTCTAATGGAATTGTTACGATTTGATTTCCAGTAATAGTTCCTGTGAACTCAATCATTCTATGAGATAAAGTAGCACCTGTAGATCCATCAGAAACTGAAAGAGCTGTAGTTTGTGCACCACCAGCTATACTTTGTGTAGTATAACCACCAGAAATTTGTTCTATAATCTGTAAATTAGTATTGGTTTTTGTCCCCCATGTACCGGCGTTTTCACCAGTTGCCTGAAGTTCTACTCCTAAGGGTGTATATGTTGATGCCATAATTTTTTATCTCCTATTACGCTGCTACGTCTGTATAACTTGTATTAGAACCTGTGTCAATAGCCTGATATGCTTGAATTCCAAACCCTGTTGCAGTTCCAAATCCAGCAACAGAAGCTGTTGCAGAAATCCCAGTTAATCCTACTACATCTGCAGGAGTAATTGTTCCAACACTAGCAGTTGCTGACACTCCTGTCAATCCCATTACATCTGCAGGTGTTAATGTTCCAACACTAGCAGTTGATGATATTCCAGTTAAATTTACAAGTGGATTACTATTTTGATTTGTTTGTCCAAGTCTAAATTCTGCAGAAATACCAGTTAATCCCATTACATCTGCAGGAGATATAGATCCTACGCTTGCTGTTGATGAAACTCCTGTTAATCCCATTACATCTGCAGGAGTGATAGTTCCAACAGACATTGTTGCAGATATACCAGTTAATGCTTGTGTTATATCCCCTATTACTGTTGGTGCACCAACACTTGCTGTTGATGAAACTCCTGTTAATCCCATTACATCTGCAGGACTAATTGATCCGACAGAAGCTGTAGCTTCTTGACCTGCTAATAATACATCTCCCTGAATGCCCCATGCATCAGCATTCCAAGTTGATCTACCCCATCCAGAATTTATTTCTGCATCTACAGTAACAGATCCTATGGATGAAGTTAAAGAAATCCCTGTTGGAAAAACTGTTTCATCGCCCATATCTCCCCATGAACCTGATGAGTTCCAAAGTTTTGCACCCCAACCAACTGCAAATTCATCGGTTATACCCCATCGACCAGCGCTCCAATTTCCTGCTCCCCAAAAATCTTCATTAGGAGTATTTGCTTGTCCCCCCATTGCTGAGTGAACAGTACAATAATAATACAAAGTTGGTGCATCAGATGCTACTTGAATTTGAGTATAAGCTCCAGATGATCCTGGAGTCCCATTTGTTGTTACGCCGGTGGTATACTCACTTCCGCCAGAGTGTGTTCCGTTGCTTGTTGTAGAAAATCTTAATGGGTGTCCACTATTAGAACTATCTGATTGGTCGAATCTAAAAGTTGCACCTTCTACTAATTCAACCGTTGCTTGTTGTGTGCCATCAATAACGTATTTATTGCCTGAATCGGTGCTTACGACCGTGACTGTGAATGTTCTGTCAACGGACATCCGTTGCTACTCCTTACGCTATTCTAATTATTGCGTTAGAGGCGTCTGCTGTTGGAAATTGAATTGTGAAAGTTCCACTTGTTACAGTTTTATCACCACCAAAAGCTATTACAGCAACAGCTTTATCTGATTGCGTGTCATTGTATATTAACGCGCCATTAGCTGTAAAAGTTGCAGATGTAAAACTGACGTCTGCAAAGTCACAAATTGCAGTTGTTCCTGAAGTAGTTGGTGTAACGCTTGTTAAAGCTGCACCGCCTGCAGTGTATGCAGATCCAGATGTGTTTGAAATCTCATTTGATGTTGAGTATGCAGTTGTGCCTGCACCTAAAGATGCATCACTTGTATATAAAGCTATTTTAAAACTGTTACCGCTTGATGCAGTAAAATTGTGTGTTCCAACTAAAATTTCTTGTTTAAAACTTGTACAAATTGCCGATGATATTGCCATAATTTATTCTCCTACGGGTTTGCCGAGTTTACTGGGATACGAACAGCGCCATCAGTGTAGTCATCTCTTCGTCTTCTTCCAACTTGCTCATTAGCAAACTTTTGTACCTCTTGTTTATACTTATTTTCATACAGTGTCAACATATCAATTGGGCCTTTTAAAAAACTATATGTCTCTGATAAACAACAATATAGTAGCCCATTTGGGAAATTAAGACTGATATAATTAGTGTCATTATTTTCTAATAATGCAGGGGCTGCATTGTAATGAACTCTAAATTTATATGTGGTATCGGGGACCGGAGCAAACATCATTCTTCCAGATGTGGTGTCTGACTCTCCTGTACCACCTCCAAACATAGCATAATATTTTGGCTGTCCTCTTTTAGCAGATGCTGTTGATGATACATACTCTTGTAAATATGTAATATCTTTTTTTTCTAACCATACATTAGGACCAGTTATTTCTGATGTAGAATCATAAACTTGTATACCTCTTATAAAAACAGCTCCTGCTGGAGCGTTGATTGTTTCTTGACCTGTAACTAAATTACCAGATTGTTGTTTTCTATCAGCATCAATGGGCACATCTCTAAATATTCTATATTGTGCG